ATGTCTCCCACTTCACGATTTTCGCTGTAGTAAGCATCAAAATAACCTTCTGGATAACGCTTCATTAGCTTGTCAATATTGGTTTGAATTACTTCATCAAAAGAAACTTCAAGAGCAATACAGGCTTGGGCAACATACCACATCGTATCTCCAAGTTCTTTAATCAGGTGAGTACGGGTTTCGTCATTCCAAGGTTTTCCCTGAAATAGCATTTTCTTCACAATCTCAAGAAATTCACCACCTTCGGCATTAATACCAACACCAGCAGTCAAAAGTCTTTCAATATTAGCACCTTTCTCATCAAGTTCTACCATACGGTCAGAAAGAGCAAGAAAGTCTTTAGATGCATCACTAGTTACAGCATCTACAAAGTTTTGATATTTAGAAAAGTCAATTTTTTTAGTCATTAAAATTTAAATCCAGAGAATTGTTTTTTGGGTTTATCTTCTTCATAAGTATACTCTTCTTCTTGTCCAGAGTCAAGTATATCGGTTTGAGCACTTTGCTCTACATCAAATAATCTCATCTTCGCACGGTCAATACCAACTACAAATCTTTTATTCATTGTTGGGTCATTATATCTATTCTTCAATTGTTTTACCATAATCTGCCCGAGTTGTTCCAACTCTTCTGTGCTAATAAGGGCAAACATAAGATCAGCAGTAGCAGGGAGACCAAAGGATTCAGAAGTATCAGTAAGATCAGGATCAGAGCTAGAAAAACCACTACGAGTAGTTTGAGTAGCGGAAACAATTGGAACATTTGCTTCAACTGCAAGACCACGAAGTTCTTCTGCAATTGCTTTAATATATGAATAAGAATTAACTGAAAAATTACTCTTATATCTTGAGGAACCACAAATATTAAGGTAGTCAATAAAAATAATATCAGGTCTGAATGATTTCTTAAGAGAGAGTTCATTTAGAAGTGCTCTGAAATGTCCTGCGTGTGCGGAAGCAGTTGGATACTCTTTAATAATTAAAGTTCCTTGAGTCTTCTTCGCAATACTATTTATTTTTGAGTCAAACATCATTTTAGGTAATGTTTCAATGTCTTTAATATTAATGTTTAGAAGATTTGCGTCAATTCTTTCAGCAATCTTTTCCTCTGCCATTTCAAGTGTAATGTATAAAACATTTTTTCCTTGAAGAAGAACTGATGCAGCAAAATGACACATAAACAAAGATTTTCCGACACCAGTATTATGGGAGGAAACCCCATTAGTATAATACCTATGATTTGGATGATTTACATTAATATCTACAATAGGTATTTGATTATTGGTCTTAATAACCTTACCAATTCTAAGTCCGTCTTTAGTAATAAACTCCCAATACGAATTAGAATACTCTAATGATTTAGCAGAAATCCACCCCTGATTAGTTTCAAATAAATGACTTTCGTTACATTTTACTTTAGTAGTAGTATCATACAAGTGCAATTCATATTCTTCGTACATTCCTTTATTAATAAAAAAATTAACAGGAACATATCCATCGGGAGAATCGACCTCCACTTCATATCCATTATCAAGTAATGTTTTGATTTCAGCAATTGATGTTTCTTTTTCAATCCACATTTTGTATAAATAGTAGTAGCAGGGACAGGGGAAATGTTTAGTCAAATCTATTATAATCTATGCGAAAGCAATAGGTCAAGAAAAGACAATTATAAAAAATATTCTGGGATACACGAACACCATATTACTCCAAAACATATGGGGGGAGATAATAGTGAAGAAAATCTCACTTATTTAAGTGTAAGAGAACATATCATAGCACATTATTTACTTTGGAAAATTTATAAAAATCCAAATGATTTAAGGTCTATGAAAATGTTGGGGGCAAATATAACACCCCAACACAGAAAAATAATAGGAGAATTTTGTAGAGATAATCAAATTGGGTTCTTCTCAATCCCAGTAGAAGAAAGAAAAGATTGGAGACTAAAAGGAATAGAAATACAAAAACAAGAATATCTAATCAATAATACTAAAAATTTCTATTATTGGAGTACAGAAGAAGGCAGAAAGGAAAGAGCATCAATTGGAGGAAAACAAAGAGCATCCACAGAATTCAATTATTGGGCATCTAATGAAGGAAGAAAAACACGAGCATCATTAGGGGGAAAGGCACATAAAGGCAAAAAGGTAATGCATTTACCGGGAACAAAGGGATGGAAAAGAGTATCACCAGAAGAAGTTGATATAAAACTAAATGAAGGTTGGAAGTTTGGAACTGGAGAACCAGCACCAAACTCCAAAATCAAGAAATCTTCCTAAATCTGATTTTAACTCTGGTTTCTGGATGAACGCAACCAGCTAAAGCAATATTGAGTGTTTTATTGGGAATACCACCTTTGGTAATTTTGTTAAAATATTCCAAATCAAAAGAAATTTTATCTTCTTTTCTGTGATAAGAATTAAATCTGTCCTCATAATCGTTTAGATAATCGTGGCCAATATGGTCATCAAAAGAAATAGCAAGTGCTTCTTGAAGAATAGTTGGAATTGCATCTCTATTCTTCTTATCATCTTGTCCGTCAGCAATTTTAATGCTTTCCATAAGTGCAAGATAGATTGCTCTATCACGGCACCATTTTTCTGTAGTATCAGTAACCCAATTCGTATCAGCAGGAGTATTATCTAAATTAGAAACATATTCACAAATTGTTTTATAAGTATCTTCTGTAATATCAGTTCTTTTTTCAGTTTCAATTAAAAGAACTTCTTTTGTCGCAAGACCATCATAAGCAACAATAAACTTACAAATCTCTTCAAAAACTACCTTCTCGTGAAGGTTTTCAAAATATTCATTTTTAATAAATGGTAATACTTTTCTACAATAATCATTATTAAAAAGTAAATTTCTTAAAATAGTAGTTTCGACTTTTTCCATTACTTATAGTGCAAATACGTGTGTAAAATATATTTTGGATTGCTTATTGGTTGCAATCCTGCGTGAGGAAACATCCAAAGAGGAGGGAATACAAGAAGACTCCCTTTCTTTGGTTGTATAATCATATCAGCAAATTTAGTTTCTCCTCCCTGTTCTACATCATTCAAATACCAAAAGAATGCCAAATATCTTCTTGATGTTGCGTGATCTATAACATCTACGTGAGTGTCAAATTCGTCATTGCCATCATTATTGTACCTCTTAATGCGAAATTGTTCAAATGCGTGTTCTTCCGGAAAAACTCTCTTATCAATCATATCATAATATTCATTACGATAATCAAAAGTTTTTTTAATTAAATGATTGTGAACAGTATTTACTTCGTCTGTGATCTTACAGTTTTCAGTAAGATTGAATTGAGTGAAGTTTGGTTTTCTTTCGTTTTCTATTCTCTCGTGTTTATCTGGAACTTGATCAAATAATGAAATTAAGAAATCACAAACATTTTCTTCCAGTGCATTTTCATGAACTTGAACAAAATAATTTAAATCAATTACCATAACTAAATTTGCTCCACATAAAATATATCGGGATAATTAATTTCATTCGCTCGGTATCTCAATTGTCTTAAACTTAATCCATTAGAACCACCACTTCTTACACATTTAGAAGCATCCTCCCATATTTTACCATAAACTGAAATTAATTTTGAATTGTAATTTTTCACCGATTTTTTCTTTTCACTTATAAGCATTGATGATTCTTTAGAATTAATTTTTCCAAGTTTATTTAATAAAATACTCTGTTCTCTTTTCTTTTGTTTATATTCATCATTTTGATGTGATTGTTTCCATTTATCAGAATTTATTCTAGATTCAGTCAATTTAGTTTGATCCCTCTTACATCTATAAACTTGATCTTCATAAATTTTTTTCAATTCATCGTCTGATAAATTTCCGCCTAATATTTGGAAAGCATACAAATCATTAATAGATCCACCAACTAACCACCTACGATGATGAACTTCTTGATGTAATCTTCTTGGAAGTTTAACAAGATTTTTTGGATCATCAGTTCCACCTTCAGATCTTGGTATTATGTGGTGCGTATCTATAAACATTTGTGTATGGTTAGTAACCACACTTATTTATATCATTTTCCATAAGAAAATTTTTGCCTAGCAATTTCATCAAGTGCTTGTAATACTTGAGGAGTAAAATATTGTTCTGGATTTTTTAATATTTCCTTTCCATATATTTTTTTTCCATCCATTTCATATCTACCAGCAGTATTTTTCCACAATCCACCAATCTCTCCAAGTTCCAATAAACCATAATACTTATCAAGACCTCTTTCATCATAATAAAGTCGTATTTCTACTTCTTGATTTTCTTTACTTAAACGAGATTTGACTAATTTTGATTTAATAATGTTACCAATAACTTCCGTCCCATCTTTTTCTTTCTTTTTGGAAAGATAAACTATAGAAGAAGCTGCATACTTCAATCCACTTCCTCCAGATTGTTCTTGTGTTGGAACATAAGCTCCCACAACAGAATATAAGTGATTCGTCACGATCATTGGAATATTTGCCTGACCCAGTTTCAGTGTGAGCATACGGAATGCACCTTTGATGAGTTGAGATTTGGTCATATCTCGCACCTCCTTGTCGTTCAGAGCATCGTTGATCTCCTTACTGGTAGAAAGCATTCCCAAAGAATCTAGCACAAACATGCAAGGATTGCGTTCTGCTTCGGGTTTCTTCATATAAAGATCAACTGCTTTAAGCGCCTTCCCACGGAACTCTTCTACGGTGACAACATTGACAACGACCAAGCGAGTTGTGTCAATGCCTCTCCCCTCTAATAAGGATCTGGTGATTGCAGCTTCAGTATCAAAATACAGACAGTATCCAGTAGGATTATTATCAAGAAAATTCTTAACGACTGCCAAACTAAAGAAAGTTTTTCCAGTGCTTGATTCGCCCGCAATTGCAGTAATTTTATTACCAGATACCCCACCAAAGATGCTCCCGCTAACAAGAGCATTGAATATGTAACTACCAGTGTCCACATACGTTTCAGTTTCGTCAATCTCTGATGCAAGTTGTGTGTATTCTCCACCAATTTCGTTTACTATATCTTTTAAAAAATCCATTTTACCTCCTATATAAAAAATGAGTCAAGTGTTACTGTTTTTTCTGTTCTCCAACCAATTGAATCCAAAATTACTTTCATTGGCTCCAAAAATGCTTTACTAAATTGTAGGTCATAATCAATGTATTTGTCCAGCCCAAATTCCTTCGGAAATTCTTGAATATAAGAAATAACATTTTCTTGAATTGGATTTGGAAGTTTTAAATAACAAAATTTAATCTTCTCGCCATTTTGAATTTTCGCATACTTCTTATCTAACTTTTTTTCTTTAATTAAATAATTATAAAGAATTGCTCCTCTTGCGTTAATTGGCGTTCCTTTACTATAAAGAGTTGAAGAAGATTTGTATTTATTTACATCAGAAACTGTTCTTGGAAATGAAATTTCTTCTGGAGAAAGTTGATTGAAATCTTTACGAAAATTATCTATAAAAGAAATTAGATCATCTTCTGTTTTTGTCATCACTATTTTAAGTGCGTCTTTAATCATTTGACGACACGGAGCAGGAGTTGAAGATTTAACCGCCTCAATACCTGTTATTTTAAGTTTAGGTTCTTCATAACGAACACCTTCACTATCCCAAACATTTAAGATGTATCGTTTTTTGGCAGTCCAGATTCCACGTTCTGCGATATTCTCACGTTTCATTTGCATCTTTTGGTCATATGCATTTACATATTCTGCCAGTTCTTGATAACAACTATCAATGTATTTTTCAAGTTCTACCTTGCAGAGTTTATCTAGAAATGAAACAATACTTTTAGTATCTTTTTCCTTTCCGCTATACACTTTATCAACCAATGGACCTAAGTTAAGATAGATAGAATCTGTATCAGAAGCAATCACATAATCAATATTATTAGTTTTAAGAATTCTATTCAAGTATAAATTCATTTTACTTTCAATCCAACGAATGGAAACTTGCCCAGACATTGTGATTGCTTCGGCATTTGCTAGTTTATAATAACGAAAGTATGCATTTCCAATAGCACCGTAAGCACTATTAAGAGAAATCTTTTTCGCCATTTGGATGTTGTTGCATCTTGCAATTTCTTTTTCCAATTCTTTTGTCTTGGTTTTTTCATATTGCTGCTTTGCAACCAACATCTTTTTCTTGAAGATTACACGGTCGTTATACATTTTTTCCATTAGTTCTGGAAGAAATCC